AAAAACTGATGAGCACCGAAAGGACTTTCAAGACCGAGTTGATACAACTCCTCGATCATTTTCTTAGCTTCAATGGCCGATCCAGTCAGACCCTGCAATTCCACAGACACTAACTCAAACTCGGCGGCCAGCCTCACGATTTCCTCTACCCCTGAAAATACCTCCATCGCGATTTTGATCGCACCTATTTTGGCAGCGAAATTATTTAGGGTTTGTTGAGCGACTGCCATCCCTGTAACAAACTGCGATGAGTTTGCTACAAGGTTTACAGTTAGTGCTCCGAGGCTTGCCATATTAACCACCAGTCGCCAAAGCGTTTTGTAATGCTGCTGTGATTAGAATCCCAGATTCATTCGGTGTTACAGAAGTTTCAGGCTGGATCACCCACGGTGTAAAGTCTGCGGCTTTCATGTCGCACCCCAAATAGGTTGCGATAATTTCACCCAGTAGACTAAGCACGTACGTTACGGATCTCGACCCTATAGGTTCGATTAAATCTTTTGCGTGCCATTCATCAAACTGTTCTGGAGTCATTGCTTCCAGCATCGCATCGACATACACGGTATGAGCCACATTCTCAGCGAGACGCATCGCCGTCATTCGGCGGGCGTCTCCACGGAGTTTTTTATTGTCTCCTCAATGTCCTGCTTTGACATACCACTAAGTCTCTGGCAGGTATCTACGATTCGCTCCATCAATGACGCAGACTTTTTACCGAGTAACGCCACGTCGGCTTCAGTGAAAATCGCATTACCTTCGTCATCACGGCAACATGAAACTACCAGACGCTGGCGAAACTCGATCAACTTTTCATCGTTGGTTTTTCCGCCTTTCGTCATAAAGCCTTTTTCATATCGGCTTCTTTCTCCTGCTGTCATTCCATAGACAGGAATAACCATTCCCTCACCGAATTCAGGGATAGGAACGTCTTCGCGTGGCATCGTGTTTTGTGTGTTCAAAAACACATCACGACTAATTACCGATCTAGTCATCAATCATTTTCCTCATCACTCAAAGGGCCTGGGATATCATTACCTTGCGTGTCATATCCAGCAAGCTTTCCTGCTCGATATCGCTGTCTATCAGAAGGTTCAATCGCCTTCGCTAACATCTCGCGAGAGATCAAAACATTTTCTCGCTTGTTTTTCCAACCTACACACGCTTCTTCTGCTTCAGCGTCCGCTGGTTCAGCATCGCCGTTTTGGACCAGCAGTTTCCCGCCAGCCTTATCAACTTCCATTACCGCACCGAGCGGCCACCACAACAATCCCCGCTCGTCGGTAATGACTTGAGGATCGCCCACATACGCCACAGCGACATTCAAGTCGCTGCGGATCAATTTAATCTTCATCGTTTATCCTTATGGGTATGTCATCAAGCCAGTGATTTTCAGCTTCACGTCGCATTTCAAACCATCGTTCATCACGCCTGTAAAGCCAAAGCCTACGGAACACGAAGTGAATACATTTGTAGTTGGTGCAGTATCTGTCGTGATGACATTCCACACGCAGTCGGCTGGGGTTGCGATGTAAGCTGAAATAGCTTGGTGTCCAGCAAGTGCTGGATCATAGAAGGCTGAGAAGTTGAAATTTCCTCCTTCTGAATAACCAGTCTGCGAGTACGTTTTGCCAGCACCTGACGTATCGATCGTGGTTGAGTCGTAATCTTCTGTCTGTGCTCCGTCATGTGAAAAGTCAATGATTTGTGCAACCGCTGTTAAAACGGAAGAAATCGTCTGCTTAATTATCGTGCCTTTTACTTTTACTTTAGCCATCGAACTGTGCTCCTTTAAGCAATGTTGAACTGAACATCTAAATCTAGCGTCACTACATGCACGCCTACGTCTGAGCCATCTTCAGGAGGCTCATAACTATCACTTTCATCGTTCATGATCACCGCACCAATCGTAAAGTTTCCTGCGGCTCCAGTGTAATCCTGAATAAATGTTCTTACCGCATTCCCTAACGACTCAGCCTGTACGGATGTTTTCGACTTGCAATCGATATCGAATGTGATGAACCTGAGCTTTCCGCTCGCGCCATCAAGTGATGCGTTTTCTTCTGAACTCATCTGCGTGATGATGACGTATGGCAACAAGGCTTTCTCTGGAGCTTTACTGACATAAACCCTAGTAGAACAAATCGCCGTGATGGTCGATTCGGTAGATAGCAAAGCTACTAAACCGCTTTTCATCAAATGGTTTCCTTACGTAACTGTTTTCGCGCTCCCAGCGCAAAAGCCGTCGCCAATATCGACTTGTTTGCTGAAACATTCTTGATCACGAACGCTGGCATAGTTGAACGCATTCTGCCTGTGTAATGTCCAGTTTTCGTAAACCTTGGTTTCGTTCCGAGAATCGGCCAGTGCAAATTCTCGCCGCCTATCCCAACACCTTTTTTACCAGACGCCTTGCGCTCAGCTCTCCGAATTGCTCCAAGTGCTTCAGTATAGGATACTTTTTTGCCAGATTTCGGGCCGACCTTTACTGTAGAGTTTGCAGTAAATCGCTGTCCTTTTCTTCCGAATGAATAGCCGATTCCTTTTCTGGCTTGCTTAAACTTCGCTGGAATTTCCCGTTTCAAAATCTTGACTGCTTCTTGTGCTTCTTTTCTAAGTCCTGACTTAACGATCCTTCGTAACTTCGGGCCTTTGAATTGATCGATTTTCAACATGATGGAACGCAGTTGAGTTGCGTTAAACGCGAACTGTATTTTGATTCTAGGAGCCATTACACCGCTCGCTTAGTCTGGATCTCAATTTCTCTGTGATTCAAATCAATATCAATCACACTCAGGATCTCATAAGTGACGCCTTCAGACACCAGCCGCATCGCAGGCGTAGCGTTCGCCAACTCTGAACAATACTGTGCCTTCCAGACGTGACTGACATCCGCATTGACTTGATTGACTTTCCAGAACTCACGACCGCCTTTTGAAATGACGCTGGCGAACGTGCGAACATAAGTTCCCCAATTGCTGCCCGTCGTGATATCAACGGCCCCGTGGGCATCGACCGTTGTTCCGGTGATGCTCTGAATCGTGATCGACTTATGGATATTTGAAGTACATGCAGCCATCAATTCACCTTGTGATAACTGGTCCACTGCAAACCACTAATCAAACGCTGATAATTATCTGAACTTCCACCACACCCACCGTACAGGATTTTGGCATATTCCACGATTGCCAACTTAGCTTGTGGAGGCACGCTAGCCGCCGTCGCTCCGTAGCCAGCCACAAACGTGATAGCCACCGAGTTCGGTGTGTTCTGTTCCGTGTATTCGACTTGCTCATTCGTGTCCAAAACAATCCTAGGTGGCGTGCTAATTAGATCCGTTGTATAGCGGCTGGCAGCGTAGGTTGTCGTCACTCCATCCAAATCTACGTACACGATACTTGTGATGCTGCTGATTGGAGCCAGACGCAGTTCAATCTCTCGCACCCACTGGAATGCGTCCATATATCCGATTACAGTCTGTGTAACCAAACGCCGATACGTGTCAGCCTCGACCTGTTTACGGGCTGTCGTCAAGATCAGCGACAGTTCCGCGTCAAAGTCGCATGTCGAACCTATTCGCAATCGATCCTTGAGATTCTCTAGCGTGATCGGTTCGACTGTCGGTTCGACTGTTGTTTTGAAGGTGCGGCAAATGTTTTTGCGGCTTCGCTCGTAATGACTGGCGGATTGGTATTGGAAAGCCATTTTGCATATCCGTTAGCTACGAGTGTGGCCATCATTCCCTGACCGAAAGTATCGTTCGTTGTGCCAACCGCACGCCCATGCCAGCCGCGAATAAATTCAATCATCATGTTATGTGATTGCCTTAAAAAACAGGCACTGCAAGTTGCCTTACAGTGCCTGTTGAACGCATCAACTAAGCACGAAGCACTTCGTTCGCACCGATATCGGAAATGCTTTTTGGAGTCTGAGATGCTCGTGAAAGAATCCCAAGGATAGTCACGAATCCTCCAACAGTGCCATCACCCATCGTTGCCGTTACGTCAATAAAACGCTTTCGGCCACGAAGGTCAATGTCAGCGATCTGAAACGTGTTGTCGTCCGTTGCAGAAGGCAGTACTGAAGTCGATCCGTCGATATTTGTACTTGTGCCCCAAACCAGACCAGTCACGGCTGCATGGCCCGAACCTGTCGTGTCTGACTCAGTGATCGTCAATGCTGTCATAGCAATGTCGGTTGCACCGAGATACACAACGACCGTCATGTGGTTAAAGCCATTGGTGTCAATTTCCGCTGTCGTGAAACTCGCGTTGTCAACGATTGCGGCTGGTGGTGTGATGCTGACGTATTTAACCAAACGTGCAGGGATCATTACTGGATCTCCTAAAAACTGTGCTGGAAAATAGCGGGGCGACGAATGCCGCCCCGCATCACTTAAACTTAGG